AGGATGCGTGTGCCGTATGCGTTCAGGGAGCTGTTTGTCAGTCGTATTCTTGCCATTGCTCGTTGTCGTTGATTGTTCGTGGCAAAGGTGTGGGAGCCGCAAGAGGTCAAACAAGAAAGTGTGCACTCCGTGCAGAGAAGTGTGCACTGAGTGCAGAGAAGTATGCACGGAGTGCACACTTTTTTGGGGTGGGGTGCCCCCGGGAAGACCTTTGCCCTCACAACAAACAATTAAACGCCATTTCAATGGGTACGAAAAAGGACAACGAAAACAAACGTGAGCTGGCCAAGATGCTCTATGTCGGTGGCAGCGAGGTGGCTGACATTGCCGAACGGGTGGGCGTCTCTCGTCAGAGCGTCTCTGCATGGATCAACAAGAACGGCTGGAAGGAACTGCGCGCCGCGCGGAACATCACGCGCCCGGAGCTGGTCAATAAACTACTGGTGACCATTAATAACCTGATCGAAGACGTCAACACCGGGGATGATCCCGCGTCGGTCAGTGGACTGGCAGACAAGTTAGTCAAGCTCTCCTCCGTCATCGAACGCCTCGACAAGAAGGCCAACATCGTGCAGACGGTCGATGTCTTCATGGCCTTCACCGATTGGGTGGAGTATCGGGCCAAGAGTGATCCGGAGGTCACCCTGCCCTTCATCAAGATCCTGAACCGGCTGCACAACGAGTTCCTGCTGGAGCGGGCCAACGTAAAAGAGTAAGGGGATATGGCCGTCACACGCGAAGAGAAAGACGCCCGCCGCCTGTGGGAGGAGCACTGCAAACGGGTACAGAGCCTCACCGAGCTCTCCCCCGAGGCAGAAAAGGAGACGCGCGCCGAACGAGACGCCCGTATCCGCCGCCTGTTGGCGAACTACCCGGCGTTCTGCGAGTACTACTTCCCACACTACATGCGCCGCACAGACCCCGCCACAGGCCGCGTGACGGGCATCGTACACAACGCACCCTTCCACAATGCCGCCTTCCGTGATATTCTCCGCAACCGCACCTTCAAGGCCGTCTTCATGTGGCCGCGTGGCCATGCCAAGTCGACACACCTCGACATCTTCATCCCCATCAACCTCATGGTGCGCGGCGGCGGAGAGATCCATTGCGGCATCATCGTCAACAAGTCGGAGGATGGCGCCAAGACGCTGCTGGCCGACTTACAGGCCGAACTGGAGTATAACCAGCGACTCATTGCCGACTTCGGCACGCAGAAGAACGTAGGTGACTGGCAGCAGGGCGAGTTCTCCACCACCGGCGGTGTCAAGTGGTTTGCCGTCGGCCGGGGACAGTCGCCCCGTGGACTCAAGAAGCAGGAGCAACGACCGGACTACATCGTCATCGACGACCTCGACGACGACGAGATGAGCCACAATGAGGAGCGTGTCCGGCAGGCCACCGACTGGGTCAAGCAGGCACTCTTCGGTGCCTTGGATGTCGGCCGTGGCCGCTTCCTCATGGTCGGTAATGGTTTCGCCAAGCACATGGTGCTGAAGAACATTGCCGATATACCCAGTGTGAAGGTCTCCAAGGTCTACGCCGTCGACAGCAACGGAGCCCCCGTTTGGGCTGACAAATGGACGAAGGCCGAGGCCGAAGCCTATGCCGACTTTGTGGGCTATGCCTCGTGGCAACGCGAGATGATGCACAACCCCGTAGCCGAGGGCGGCATCTTCAAGTGGCAATGGATCCGCTACAAGAAGATCCTCCCCTTACGGAAGTACGACCAGATCATCTGCTACATCGACCCTTCCTTCAAATCAACAACAGCAAACGACTACAAAGCCGCCCGCATATGGGGCAAGACGGGCCGCGAACTCCATCTGATCGACTGCTACGTCCGGCAGGACACTGTGGCGGGCATGGTGCGCTGGCTCTACGACTTCCACGAGTCACTACCGGAGGATGTCGCTGTGTCGTACTTCATGGAGGCCAACTTCATGCAGGACATTATCCTCGATGAGTTTGCCCGCGAAGGCGACCTGCGCGGCTACCAGCTGCCTATCATGCCCGACCGTCGGAAAAAGCCCGACAAGCTGCAACGCATCGAGGCCGTCTCTCCCCTCTGGGAGCGTGGGCTGGTCTACTACAATGAGGCCAAGCGCAACGACACAGACATGAAGACGGGCATCGATCAGACCCTCTCACTGGCCCGCGGCAGCCGGGCGCATGACGACGCGCCGGATGCCGACGAAGGCGCGATCTACAAACTTCAGAAGGCCTCCCGTGAGGAGCGCTTTGAACCCATCTTCGGCGAACGCCCCGCCCCCAAAGGGGCGTGGTGACCCAATTAAACAACCAACCAACAACTGACATGATCAAGAAACTTCTTCTCGGCCTGCGCTTTCGGCTGGCCGTTCATAAGGCCAACCGGCAAGCCCGCCGATACGGCCGCAAATACCTCGTGATTAACGTAGGCGGCGGCCTGCTGACCCTCTCCAAGCAAGAGCTCACGCTGCTCGTCCGCCGTGGATACTTCCGTCGCGGTATCACGGCAGCCAACATCGAAGCCCACGCCCTCCACGTAGCTCTCCCACGGCCCTCCAGCCGGTAGGGTTTCTCGTTTTTCACTTTTCGTTTTTAGCTCCATGTTTTTGAACAATCTCGACTATCAAGTGATGATCGGCCAGCGTGCCTTCGACCTCATTCAGCAATCGGATGAGGAGAACCGCCGTCGCGCCGAGGAGATGGCCCGTGAAGAGATGGCCGGCTACCTCCGGCCCCGCTACGACGTCGAACGCATCTTCGCCCGACGCGGTGAGCAGCGCAACATGCAGATCGTGATGTTCCTCTGCGACATCACCCTTTACCATCTGGCCTCGTGGCTTCCGCAGAAGATGGGCTACGAGGTTCGTGAGATCCGCTATCGCCGTGCCATCGAATGGCTCCAAGGCGTGCAGAGTGGCAAGATCGTCCCCGATCTCGACACCCCGAACGACCCCAACAGCGATCCCCAGCCCTATAACCTCAAATGGGGCTCCGAGCAACACAGCAACTACATCTGGTAACCCCCAACAACTCCCGACAATGAACATCACCGACTTTTTCAGGCGGCGGACGGCTTCCGAGCTGACCACCGTCGATACCCCTTATGGCCACTTTGATCTCGCCAAAAAGGCTGACGCCCGACGTGTGAAGGCCGTCATAGCCGAGGTGCAACGACAGGCCGAATCGCTCACCCGGCAAGAGATCGACTCGTGGCGCTCCGGCTGGCAGCAGGCGCTCGATGTGGAGAATCCCTCCCGCCTTCGTCTTTACAATGTCTACCGCGACGTCGAGGTCGACGGCCACCTCTCTGGCGCCATCGGACAGATCAACGGCTTCGTCAAGGCACGCAGCTTCAAGATCATGTTCGGTGAGAAGGAGGACGAGGAGGTACGCCGCATCTTCGATCGCACTTGGTTCAAGACGCTCGTCGACCTCTATTTCTCCGCCCGCTACTGGGGCCATACGCTCATCCAGCTGGGCGACGTCGTCTTCACCGAGGGTGGCGTGCCAGCCTACGACAGTGTCCTGCTCATCCCCCGCCGACACGTCATTCCGGAATACGGCCGTGTCGTTGCTGAGCAGGGGGACGACTGGCGCAAGGGCATCGAGTATCGCCGCCCGCCTTTCTCCGACTGGCTGATCGAGTGCGGCGGGCCGTACGACCTTGGGCTTTACCTCAAGGCAGCTCCGCACACCATCCCCAAGAAGAACATGCTCGCCTTTTGGGACACCTTCGGCGAGGTTTTCGGTATGCCCATGCGTATCGCCAAGACCACCTCGCGCGACCCATCGACACTGAAGAAGATCTCCCACATGATGCAGAACATGGGAGCGAAGTTTTGGGGGGTATTCGAGGAAGGGACGGACATCGACTTGAAGGAAAACCAGCGCACCGACGCCTTCAACATCTACGACCGGCGTGTAGATCGGGCCAACTCCGAGCTCTCCAAGATCCTGCTCTACCAGACGATGACCATCGACAACGGCAGCAGCCTCTCACAGTCGGAGGTACACCTGGAAGTGCTTAAGAACCTGATCGAGGAGATTGCCGACGGCCTACGCGACATGGTCAACGGCCAGCTCATCCCCCGCATGGTAGCTCACGGCTTCCCCCTCAAAGGGGCGTCCTTCGAGTGGGACTACGAGGAGGACTACACACCGGAACAGATGACGGCCATCGAGAACATGCTGCTGAATAATTTCGACGTGGATGCCAGCTATTTCGAGGAGAAGTATGGCGTGAAGATCAACGGCCGCCGGACGTATGCGCCCGTACCTGACGGGCCGACTGACGCCGACGAGGAGAAGATGATGCGGACGCTCACCCGTTTTTTCGGGCAAGCCCCCCGCGGTGGGGGCGACCCGTTTCTTTCCGACTTCTGATCGATAGGCAGTACTACGGCCATGCGCATACCGACGCCGCGCATCCCTGCCCGGCCTGTGCACTGGCCAAGCTGAAGGGTGAGAACGAACTGCCCATCGACATGGAGAAATACCTCGAGCAGGCATTGCGCGACGTATATAATAAGGAGGTCGACCTGAACCAAGTGCCTGACCTATCTCTTTGGGAAGGGTTCCACAAAACGTTCAATCACGCCGTCATCCGATCCTTTCCTCCCACCAAAGACAAGAATCTATCGGAGTTTGCCGGCAGATTAAAGTCCAGCAATGAGGTCTTTGCCGTCTTCCGTGCCCACCGGATGAGCCGCGATATGGCGGCCCAGATGGTTGACAAGGAGGGCAACCTAAAGTCTTTTGACCGCTTCCGTAAGGATGTGGAACCGATTGCCGATCACCACGTCCGGCAGTGGCTCCGCACAGAGTACGACATGGCTGTATCACGCGCCCACCTGGCAGCTGACTGGTACACGTACGAGAAGGATCGAGACATCATGCCCAATCTGCGCTGGGTGGAGAGTACGGCCGTCACCCCGGATGCAGTGCATAGTAGCTTCTGGGGCATGGTGCGCCCCGTGGACGATGCCTTTTGGGCAGCGCATCATCCCGGCGACCACTGGGGCTGCCAATGCTCTCTCGAGCAAACGGACGACCCCGTGACGCCCCTCTCTGACGAGGTGATTCGGAAGGCGCCCCCGCCCTCTCCCGGCCTCGAGGAGAACCCCGGCACGACCAAGCGCATCTTCTCAGACAACAGTCCTTACTTCCCCGGCTCATGCGAGACATGCCCTTTCCGGCATTTACTCAAGGAACCACGCACCAAGAAGGACTGCTATGGCTGCGATGCACAAAAGGCGGTGACTCGAGATGCCAGACAGAAGTTGAAGGATAGATACAAGGAGGCTGCGCGGAGCGTACCGGAGACATGGACAACAGAGAACACGAGGAATGGAACTGTGCGCATCAGTTCAAAGCATGGAAAAAAGGAACGTGCGGAAAACAGAAATATCGCCCGATTATTAGCCAATCGCCACGGTTTTGTGATCGACTTGATAGAGAATACAGAGAATGGTACGAGTCCGGACACCTTCAACCATACATTGGGCTATAAACAGGAGTACAAACGAAACAAAACTGCATCAAAAAACGCAGTCGATCAAGCCGTCGAACATGCCGCCACGCAGGCCGATCATATCGTGTTCGACATTCGATCGAAAATAACAGAGGAAATGTTTTTAGATGGTTTGACAGATCGTCTTCGACGCTGTGAGAATGTCCGCACCGTGTGGGTGATCCGAGGTAAGTTCGACCGGCAGTTTACAAGGGAGGAGATATTAGCGAAGAACTTTGAAATACAATGGGACTGATCTTTCGATCAGTCCCAAGGCCGGGGTCTTCGGACGAATCTTATTTCAATCCTCTGACCGCCCCAAAGGTAACTCAACTATTCAAACACCGATCAAACGGCATTCAAACAGCACATAAATCATGACCGACAAGTGATTCCTCTGGAAACGACAGGGCGGCGACCATCAATAAAGACAGCCTCCGCCCCGCGGGTGATCCCCTCGCAAGGGTATCGCCA